GAGGCGGTAATTCTCGATCGTGATGTGCGGCGCCACGCGGATTCGCCGGATATTTGAGCAGTTGTCCTGCAGGAATTCGAGCGACTGCAGGTAGATGTTGCCGTTGCGGTAGTCGGCGACGGCGTGCCCGATTTCGGGGAAGAACGCATGATAGCGGCCGAGGTCCGCGTGAAAGGCGGCGCCGTCCCAATAGCTGCGCTGGTGCCATCCCAGCTCCGGACCGACGGTATGGTCATAGACCCAGGTTTCGTCGGGGATCGGAAAGTGGACGCACAGAAATTCGTGGCCGCCCTCGATATAGCTCGACATCGACATGCCGGCCGTGTCGAATTTTGACCAGTGGTTCTCCAGCGCGAAGTTGGAGATGCGCGTTGGCGTCGAGCCGATCATCATGCGGCAGATATATTGGCCGCGCGCGTTCGAGTCGAGCCACGCCGCGGTGCCGGCGATCTCGGTAATGGCGCGCGGCTGCGCCAGGCCGAATTGGATCACGCCGCCGCCTGGCAGCCGCGAGAACGCCGACAGCACGTTGCCGGCGTCATACCAGATCTCGCTCGTCTGCGAGCCGAAAATGCCGAGAACCTGGTTCGATGAAAAGACCGCCACGACCGCGTCGGGGTGTCCTTCCTTGGTGTCAAAATCGAGCGGATCCCACTGGGTCGGCGCATACAGGCCTGAAATAAAGAACTGCCGCCGCAGCGGATCCGGATCGTTCGGAGCCACCGAGACGATCACATAGCCGTCCTGCCACGCCGCGCTGCTGATGTAATTGGTCGATCCAAAGGGGATATTCTGCTGCTGCGATAGCCACGCGGCCGCGGCGAGGCTTGTGACGTTAATCGTGAAGCCGGAGCCGGTGCCGGGCTGCGCGCCCGCGGTGGTGGTCGAGTAATTCGCGACCGAGTATCCGGTGCCGCCGGTGAGGGTGTAGCTGGTGACGGCGCCGGTCGTTGCATCCACGCCGGTGATCACATACGTCGCCGGGATGCCGTTGATCGGGGCATAACCGGTATCGCCCACGGCGTAGAGCACGCCTGGGTCGCCCAGGGTGGATGCGCTCGGCGCCTGGCCGTATCCGACCACGTAGGCGTTGCCCACCGAAACCACAAATAGCAGCGTCGGGTTGAGGACGATGATGGTCGCCGGAAAGAGCTGGCCGCCGGTCCCGGCAATCGTTTGGTTCGGGATCGCGGTGGCGATCGCGGTGTAGGTTCCGGTCCAGGCGCCGGCGGCGAAGGTGGCCTGGATCGCATAGAGCGTAGTGCCCGAAAGCGCGAAAAACAGATTGACGCCGGGAGCATAAAAGAACGCGTTCGAGTTCACGAGGCAGGAGTTCGGCTGGTCGGGAAGCGCGACAAGGAGCTGCTTGCCGGGCGTATTCATCGCCCAGAACCCATGGGTACCGACCCGCTGGCCTTTGGTGTCGTCGTTGGCTCCGTGGGGGACGTCGATCTTCTCGATGAAGAGGTTCATCCACGACTGGCACGCCGCGACCAGGCCGCGGGCCGTGTAGCCAGCTTCGATGAATCCAAAGGAAGGCATTTAGATTGGGAGACCGGTGTTCGTGACGTTCGAATCGTAGAAGCCGCCAGGGCCGCCGCCGGCGCGGGGGAAGTCGGAGGCCAGCATCGGGATGGGTCGGTTAAGCATCTGGATCTTCTGGCAGGCCTCGTAAGCGGATCCCGCGAGCCACTCAGGTGAGCGTTTGTTCGGGCACACGCTCGACGGGATCATCGACCACAGCCGCTCGGCAAGCGACTTGATGACCGCGTCGAGGTAGCCGGGGGGCGCGCTGTAGGCGGTCGCGAGAGTCGCCGGCGCGGCCAGCGCCTGCGAGCAGAATAGTTCGATGGCGTTGCCCGAAAGCGGCGGAAAAACGTTGAACACGCCGTTCGGAAACTGCGGGTCCCAATAGAAAACGTTCGTGACGTTGATGGCCGTGATCACGCGAATGGAAAGGCCTGCCCATTCCTCGGCGCTGATCGGCCGAAGGTGAATATAAACCGGCTGGCCGGTGCCGCTGGTAAATTTCAGGTTGGCGCGCACGATGATTGGCGGCCGCGGGCCATTCCAGTCGTTTGCTCCCCCAGCATTGGTGGTGGGCGTCGCCAGCGCGGTGGTCGCGGTCGGGCCTAGCAGGTAGCCGTTGCCCGATGACTGCGAGCCAGGGCCTAGGACCGGGTACACGTAAGTCGGGATCGAGAATCCCATCGTGCGGTCGGTCGCCCACTCATCAAAGAGCGTGATCCATTCGTTGAGCCCGTCGGCCAGCAGCTCGGGCGGCGGAGTGTAGCCCGCGCGGACCTGACCGAGTTTACGGAGGGCCTGGATAATGACGGCTTGGCCGTTCGCGAGGGCCACTTAGGCTCCCTGCTGCTGCGGCGGCTGCTCGGTGGTGGGTACTTTGGCGGCCGTCGGCGGCAGCTTGCGGTTGAGCGCGTTCATCACGCGGATCCGCTCCTCGGCTTTCATGCCGTTTGCGATGACCATCTTCTGCACCTGGTCGGGCACGATCGCGCCGAAGCGCGGGATCAGGCGGAAGGCGAGCGCGTAATTGATCGCGTCCTGATAGCCGGCGGGCAGAATGGTGTTGTCGCCAAGGGTCCAGGCGGTGAAGGGGACCGCTGCATCCAGCTCCAGCGTGCTGATGGTTTGGCAGGTAGAGACCGGGTGAAAATACAGTTTCGCGAAACCTGTTACC